CCAACCTGTGATAGATCCTGTTAGATGTAATGTCATCAACACAATACCGGTCAATCCGGTTGTGTTTAATCCTTTAGATTGTATTACTGGAAGTTTCATTGTGTTAGTATAAAAGGATTATACTAATTTGTCAAGTGTTATTCAGCCAAATGTATGTTTTCTGTATCGGTTCTTCTGCTCAATACATCTTTTGGTTTTTCTTTGGATGTGCCTAGAATAGATTCTGCTTCCACCATGTGTATGGTGATAGGTTCTTTGTCACCGTTTTTCATTTTGATACCACGAGTCCATCTGCCGTGTTCGACCAAAACATATTCACCAATTTCGTAATCGTCTTTGTTTTTAGGTCCTTTAGCAATCACCTTGCCCCATCTAGGATGGATGCCTCTGGTTTGTCCATCATCGGACGGAAGAATAATTCCTCCAGCAGTTTTTTGTTCACCGAATTCCATATCGGTAACCAAAACTCTATTGCCAATTGGTGTAAGAGTTCCTTCGTAAATACTGAATGAGGACATTGATTACTGTTCTTTTTTTACAAAATTGCCTTCTGCGTCTTCAACCCATTCCTCATCAGTTTGTTCAACTGAAGATTCTTTCACAGGTTCTTCAACAACAGGTGCTGTGGTTTTTTCTCTATGAGCAACAGTGCCAGGATTATCTCTGTAATAATCTGCCAAAACATCTTCTCTTTTCTTGATGATTTTGCCACCTGGACCTAATTCATCTCCTCTAGCATTCACTTTGGCATTGCCAACTGCTGGAGTTAATTCATTACGTTTTCTCAAAAGATCCATGTCCACGGTTTTACCCTGCATGGTTTTGTAAACCTTTTTGCCTGTTTGTTTTACTGCCATATTTTATTCTCCTATTATATGTGTATTTATCTAATGAATTCCTTCCAGTCTAGTCGATACTGGATCGAATCAATTTTGTGTATGCCCAGTAGATACAGCACATAACTGGCTACCGAACTGCCTCTGCCTACTCCCCATACCATTTTGTTTTCCCTCATGAATGTTACCAAAAAATGTAAAAATTTCAGTAGATTCAAATATCCTAATTCTTTGAACTTGCTCAATTCTTCTTGAACTCTTTGTTTTGCTTCATCTGATTCGGGACACACATTCATTATGTATTTTTCCACATCAAATTGTTTGTAACTGTTGGGCATGAACCATTCTGATTGAAGCAGTGCATCAAAGTCTTTGATGTCAATGTCCAGTGGCTCATAGAATTTCAATTGTTGTCCATCACCTGTTTCTTTGATAGATTGATTAAACTGTTCAGTTTCTGTGTTCTTCTCCACATACACTTTGAACAGTGTATCCAGTTTACCTTTGTATATAAGATCCATACAATCATCTACATCGTACTTAGGCAAACCTAGTGTGTCCAATTTCATACAGCAATTATATGTGATTTAATTCAAAAAGTCAAGACTAATCCACATTGATCAAATCGTCAATGTCATTACCAGAATTTTTATTAAGTTCTTGTTGTTCTTTGTGCCATCGTATTTTGAGTTCATCCGAGTAGTCCATGATAAAAAAATTGATTTGGTTGCGTATTTCTGGATTGGTTGCTCTTAAATATTTGGTACGCAGTTCTGTAAGTTTCTTTTCCAGTTCTGGAGTTGGAATATCTTTTAAATCTTTACCCAATGGGTGGAACATAGCATATTAACTGAATTGACCAATATATCTGCCAAACACAGTTACTCCTTTATCAAATGTATAAAATTCTACAACCTTAGGATCTGTTGTGCTGTCAATTGTAAATGGAGCAGGAAAATTTGAATCTGTTTTGATAGATCCTCCATTAGTCGCCCATGTCACAGTTCTGTCTCCACCTGCTTTGGTCAACTGAACCACAATGCTTTCAAGTGCATTGTTTTGTTGACTCCAATCATCCAAAGTTAGAGTAACATTGGAACCAATCACTATTCTTTGAAAATTACCATTTGTTAAACTGATGTTGCTATTGTTACTCACAGTTCCAGCATCATGACTCTTCACAAAGTTTCCTTTGAACAATGCTCCACTCAATTCATTGCCAGCAAAATTGTTATTGGCGTTGGTTTTTGCTGTGTTGCTTTCAAGGGTTGTGATTTCCGATTTTGCTGTGGCAAAATTGTTTTTGATGATGTTAAAATTATCTCTGAACCCTTGACTGTTGTTATCTTGTCCAGCCACTGGGTAAGTTGCGTCTATGCTTGTTGAATCTATATCACTCATTTTTATATGTCCTACTTTTATTTATTGTTATACATTGTATTGATAGTTAGGAAAGAGTACGTATTGATCCGTACTGTTGCCTTCTGTTCCTGATATAACATATCTGTCAATTTCAAAATTGACATTTTTGATATCAAATCCACTATTTTTCACTGCCAAAGCAACACTTTCACTGGTACCTGGTTTACAATAACACAAAGGCACTGCTGTGGTATATCCAATAGCCGATACACTCTCGCCTTGTGCTGTTTTCATCCAAAGTGGTAGCATTCCGCCTTCAGACACTCCTAGTGATTTAATGTTGTCTCTCATGTTTGATATGTTGCTGATGTATCTCAGTTCATCATTGCTCATGCTGGCTTTTAACAGAGTGCTGTCCACTTTGATCACATTATTTTTTGGTCTGAATCTAAATGGATCACCATTGACCTGTTCCACACTGCCAATCAAAAGATCCGGACCAGACTGCATGTCTATAAACAATTCACCTCTAGGCACATCCACTAATAATCTTCCTGTTCTCGCAAAAATTTCAAGACTGGTTCCCACTGCTGACGTACTCAGTAAGGTACCACTTTGAGCAAAAATAGTGTAGGCAGATCCTCCCACATTTAATTTGGTTGAATCATCTGTCACTTCTAATTGTGTTTGATTGACTTTGATTTTGTTTTGCGGTCTGATGTTTAAACTTTTTCTTGTGGATCCTTGCTGAGCATCTCTTGAATCTATCACTTCAGCATAAACCACTTCATAGGCAATGTTGTTTGTGCCAGGATATTTTGCCACTGCTGTTTTTATTTCACCAAAATTAAATCTTGATCTCTTGTGATTGCTGGAAACTGCTGTGACATAATGACCAACCACTTTCTTTTCAATGCCTGCGTATACCAACATTTTCATTGTTTTTTGTAATCCAAAGTCTGGATCAGTGGGTCTATAAATTTTATCTATGCCAAATATGTTTGGGTTACTGATAAAATCTTTAAAGTAACTGCGTTGACTGGTTTTCAAAAATGGTTGTGCGTATAAATTTGTGAATGTCTTTGTGACATTGGTATCAATTAAAAGTGAAAAAGTTCTTTCAACAGAACTGAAACCAAACCTATCCTGGGCTCTTACAGTGAATGTGTAACTCTCATCCACAGTGGTTGTGCCACCATCCAGTGTCAATTCGTTATTGTCAAAAGATGTTATGCCTGGCTGTGAATCTTCGCTGTACAATCTTACATTGCCCACAATTTCACCATCTAGAGTTAAACTTAATCCTGGAGGTAAAGTTCCACTCATCAACAAATATTTCATTCTAGCATCTGAAACTGTGCTTTCAGCATTAAGTCTCAAGTGACTGGTTAAATTTGCCTTTAGTGTGCCAAGGTTGGATGCTGTTTGCCATGAAATTGTGCTGTCCACTTCTCCTAAAACTTTTACAGTGAACGTTTTTGTGGCTTTTGGTTCGGTGTCTGTGCTGTTTAATAAAAAGTTTTTGCTAAAAACTACATTTTCAAATGCCGCTATACTGATATTTTGTTCGTTCACAAAATTATCTACCAATGGAATATTTAAAACAAGTTTTTCCATTGCTGTGGCATTGGCTATTCCTTGTTGAGCTGGTTCACCTTCTGATAATAAAGATTGAATATCTTCGATTATGTATTCGTTACTGCCTATACGCAGTGTTCTGCCTTTGTATTTGTCTTTTGATATTCTATTGTAAACAAATATTTCATTATTGGCTCTCACTATTTCAGTCTGAATTCCATTTTTATAATCATTTGCGTCATAAACAGGACCAGTGTAAACCAATAAATCGTTAGCAACTAAATTTCTATTCAGTGTTAGCACATCAAATTGTTGATTGCTTATATCAACTTGTAAAACTGTGTATTCTTGATCATTGATAATAATTTTTTGATTGATCAAACTATCAGCGTCATCTAAACCATCATCAGTTCCCACAGGTAATTTTTGAATTTTAAGTTTGTCGCCACCTTGTGGTTGATCTTCGTATGGAGTAATAACCACAGTCACTAGATCGCTACCTATGTTGGCTCTAACAGCACTGATTGTGAATTTGTATTCTTTGGTGATGGCTGGTTGATAAGGAACTCTGCCTGCTATTTCACCTGTGTTAGGATCCAACGTCATGCCTGGTGGCAGTGTGGATATAGAATTATCATCATTCAATCTTTCTTGAATATAACTCACACGTCCCGGCACAGTGTTTGGATCATACAGTTCTAAAAATATTGTGACATAATTGTTGGCTCTCTTGTATCCTAAATCCGCAGGAGTTAACCATTGTGGTGTACGTAAGAATGTGCCATCCGATGTGAATATGCCTGTACCCACCTGCATGATGGTGTTGTCTGCTCTTAAGAAATCATCTCCAACAACAAAAATTTTAAAAGTTCTTTGTGCTGTGGAATCACCATCTGTTACATTCACAGTGAATTGATAATAGCGGTTCAATTTTCTTTGTGTTCTAGTGCTCACTTGTGAATTGTATAAATCAGAAAATTCCTGCACATCAAAATAAAAACTTCTATTGGCAATAGATCCTACTAAACCAAAGTCAAATGGAGCAGAAGCATAATCATTAGAATCATAATATCCTGTGCTACTTAAAATGTCCAACGCTAAAATAGGATCCACCACGCCTGAAATTTTTCCTGAACTGCTCAATGTGAGTCCTGGCGGTAATTCTCCACCACCCTCTGGTATGTAATATTCTAAAGTGGTGTTGGCACTTAAATCAGCATCAATGGCTTCCAATTGGTAATCCACATATGAACTGTCTAAAATAAAAAGTTGATCGTTTTCTCCTATATCAAGAGTGCCTGCCGGAGTTACCCAGTTGGGAGCATCTGCTCCTTGAACATTAATTAGGAAAGTTCTATCTTGAATGCGTGATTGATGTGTTGCTCGTAAACAAAATTCAAACTGTGTGCTTCTGCTGACTTGAAAAGGTGTGCCTTTCAATGTTTCGCCATCCAATCGTAATCCTGGGGGAATTGTGCCGGCTATATTAGTGATTGAATCCGCACCTGCTATAGGTAAATTTATAGTTACAGGTACTTTTTCTTCATAAGTGCCTAAATTGTAACCGGTTTGAACTGTCCATAAATCATGCATGATATAGATATTTATCGTGATGTAGAATGCTTAGATAGAGCCGAAGTCAATGCCAGTCGCCGCAGGCGCTGTAATAGTGCCCATGTTTACAGGATTGAAACTTTCCAACCACTGTATCATGTTGTTGATAGGATTCTGTATGCCACCAAAGTCAAAACCAACTAGACTGTCTAAGTCGTCAATGTCGACACCTTTAACTAAACCATTAAAATTGTTACCTGTGATGGTGCCCACATTTATAAAATTATTGCCATCTGCGTCTAACGTTGCCGCCAGTGTAGGATTGGATTCATTTGCCAGTGCAGAGTCTACAGTGATCACAGAACCAGCACCCGAAGTGACAGCACCATTTGTGCCTCTCACTTGAACCTGTCCTTGTGATCCAATTGGATTCAAAGAACCTTGATCCGTGGTGAACAGTATGCTCACAATACCTGAAGAAGTGATTGTGATCTGATTGTTGTCAGCACTTAAAGATACGTTAGGACCTGCTTTTAAATTTTTGAATACTAGATTGTCGGCAACTTTTTCAGCAAACACACCTTTTGTGGTACCATCATCTGCCAGTCTGTTTGTGGCTGTGGTATTTTCTGCCTGACGAGCATCCAGTTCTGTGAAGTTGTTATTGACTTTGATGAACGCTTCTCTTAAATCATCACCTGTGCCGTCGTTTGCCAGTGTTCCTATGTTGATTGTGCTTATTGCCATAATTATATTTATTCTTAATAGCCTCCTGTTCTAATACGAGGTCTGGGCCATACAGCACCAGATGAAGGTCTTTTTTTCATATTTTTTTTAGGATATACGTTACCATTCACTGGTCTTTCGTAGTAATACCTAACCATTCTGTTAGACGAACCTTGCAGTGAACTGAAACTGTTTGCGGAGATAAATGTTCCATCCAACATCTGATTATCATTGGCATAATCAATAAGATATTGTTTTGCTTCTGCTGGAGTCATTCTTGGATAAGTTTCTAATGCACAGGCAAGTATGCCACACACTTGTGGTGATGCCATTGATGTTCCTTGATATTTTGAATTATAGTAACTGCCGTTCCTTGAATCTGCTTGATTAATTCCCGAACCTGTGTGAGTTGAACTTATTATTCCTTCCCCAGGAGCATATATGTCCACCCCCGTGCCACAGTTAGAAAATGTAGTTTTTCGATCATCTGTTTGTATACCTACAGCGCCTACATTTATAACAGAATCAGATATACCTGGAGCAGATCCTCTATGGGTATACGTAGTAAAACTTGAACCAAGATAGGAAGCGGTAAATGTATTATTGTAATCTTGAGAATCTGTGGACCTTACCACTTTGAAATAGTCGTTACCTGAGGCGGCAACAAAATGTATTCCATCTGCCACCATGTCTTCAATATCAGATAAGACTGACGTGTTTAGATAAGGAATATAACTTGAACCTCCAGTGTAAGCATCGCCAGGACTATTACCGTATCCCCAATCAACTATGCCATTTGCTCCCAATTGTGTTCCTGTCAATGGTGTTGATGACGCTCCTGTGTCCACACCTCTGTAGACTGCTCTTGTGATTGGTCCAAAAGTGGAACCTCCAAAACCCCAACCTATTGATGATCCATAACTGCCGTTGCAGATGGTAGGATTTTTTACTCCTGTTTCAGGATTAATACTTTTAGTCTGATGAAATGCTCTGATGTAATCGTACAGCAATAGGCTGTCCATGTTGTTAGGGTCTGTGACACTACCAAACTCTATGTTGTAGATGGTGGCATCCTTGGCCCAACCGTATGTGTTTCCAGCCACAGTGCCAGCCACGTGTGATCCGTGATTGTTATTATCTGTTCTTGCGTCACCTACGTCCGGATCGGGATTGCTACTATCTACATATGGGCCATAGGTGTATGATCCTGAAGGTAGTGTTCTGCTGTCATCATCTATAGAACTTACAGTTGAGTTCAAAGAGTACCAGTTGAATGATTGAACTCTTGAGCCTCCTGTGCCGTCTGCATTCACAGCCAATTCTGGATGACTGGGATCACAGTGACCATCAACAATTATCACATCAACGTTTTTGCCAGAAGAGGTCAATGTTACAGTATCAGTTTGATCCGCTGTGCCATTTGTGCCCCAATTATTTCTTTGTGAAGTTTCTGTGCAACGAATATGTGCCCAGTTTCTATGATTACTTGCTATGGTGTTTTCATCCTTGTTAAAATTTCCTGTTACAGTTCTGTAAGGTACTATAATTGCTCTTAAAAAATCTGCCAGTTGAACATCTCTTACTCTCGAATCTTGAGCCACTGTATCGCGTTCTTCATCAGTTAGCAGATAGTGAGTGTTTCTACTTAAAGGTCTTCTTTTGTACAAACCTACTGCTCTGTTTGGAATATATAGATCACCACCTGGTGTTTCCATATCATCATAAAAACTCTGAAGATCATCTTTGTTGTGTAGTGTTACAACATATTCTTTGTAACCGTCTATTTCTTTGATAGTGTGTTCCTGTGACGCCCGAGTAGGAAAATCCATGTTACACCTCTATTGGTACTACTGTTAATGTTACCGTGATTGTTTGTGTTGAACCACTTTTGTTAGTTACAGCACATGGAATTGTTGTTGTTACTGGAGTTTCGTTATTAAAACCTATGGCTCCTGGTGATACTAAAATAGTCTGAGCACCTGTCGTAATTGCTTCTGCAATAACACCTGAACCTGGTGTAGGATCGTTACCTTCTGTTCTACTATTATCTGATGTTCTTGAAGCACTGTCTGAATAAATTCTAATCCATGCCGCCGCCGATGTTTGAATCTTGTACAAGAAATAACCTTTGTGTCCAGTGATATCTAAATTAGCAGATGTGTTGTTGGCTATAGAACTTGTTGTGCCTGCCACTGTGCCTCTTGTGCCTATATCTGAACTTATTGTTAATGTGTCACCTGTCACTGCTGTTGTGATACCTGTACCACCAGCAATGGTCAAATTGTCTGTGGTTGTGTTTGCTGTGGTAAATCCAGAATCACCTGTAATGGTTGCCCATAAGTTCTGATTACTACCAC